CCCTGATCTGATCGCCCGGCCGGCCACCTCGAGCCGGCCGGCCACCTCAAAAAAGTTTTTCGAAAAGGACCCCCGGGGGGGTGTACAACCTTAGATAGTGCTGCTATACTTCTCTCATAAGGCAACGAGCACCAAGGAGAGACCGATGAAACTGAGCAAAGACAACACGAAAGCCGCTCGCGAGCTCCGCGACCTGATCGCCGACTTCCTCCGCGAGTGCCAGCACACCGACGAGATCGACGGCGACGCCCGCGTGATCGCCGAGGGCGACAAGATCTACATCGCCCTGAACGGCAACACCCGCGGCGCCCATATCTACGTCGACGTCGAGACCAACTAGGAGCCGGCCGTGAAACTCCTGACCAAAGAGATCGCCGCCGGCCTCAGCCCGCTCTACTCGACCGAGAACGATCCGGACCCGATCGCCCGCGTGAAGTTCTTCACGCCCGACAGCAACTGGACCTGGTACGCGACCGAGTACGATCCTGAGAGCCGGACCTTCTTCGGCCTCGTGATCGGCCACGAAGCCGAGCTCGGCTACTTCTCGCTCGACGAGCTCGAGGCCGCCCGCGGCCCGCTCGGGCTCAAGATCGAGCGCGACCTCCACTGGACCTGCAAGCACCTCAGCCAGATCGACCGCTAGGAGAGGACCATGAGCCAGAACGACTACAGCAACAGCATGACCGTGGGCGACCTGATGAGCCGCCTCGAAGGCCTCGACCCCGAGGCCCCGGTGATGGTCGCCTACCAGCCCCACTACCCGCTGCAGTTCGCGATCTCCGAGATCGAGGCCGTGGAAGTCGGCCTGCCCGACGAGGGCGACCGCATAGTCTGGACCGATCCGAACACCGACCAGGAGCGGGAGGGGTGCTTCGTCGAGGCCTACGGCCCTCACGAGTGGGTGGTCGAGACCGTCGACGCCGACGACCGCGAGACCCGCCACGGCGTGGATCCCGACACCGTGAAGATCCCGACCGACCGGCCGCGGACCGTCGTCTACATCAGCGAGGGTTACAGCGGGAACGGCTACCTCCCCGGCGACGCCTCCCGCGCCCTGGGATGGAGGTGAGACCATGACCCGCAAGGACGGCACCCTCACCGAGACCGAGAGCCTGGTCCTCCGCCGCACGGCCGAGGGCATGACCAACCAGGAGATCGGCCTCGAGCTCGGGATCACCGTGGCGACCGTGAAGTGCCACCTCAACCGGATCTACAAGAAGACCGGGACCCGCAACCGCGTAGAGGCTACGCTCTGGTCGCTCGGCCGGCCGGCCTCGAGGAGGGAACCATGAGCTCCGACTTCCGTTGGCCGGGCACCGAACAGCTCGAGCGCGAGATCGAGCTCGTGAACCGGGAGGAGCGCCGGCGGGTAGCAGAACGCCGGCGCCGCCACCGGCGCGAATGGCTGCAAGAGGGCCTGCTCGCCCTCCTGATCGTGGGGACCGGGATCATCTTCTTCTGGGTCCTATCCGGCCAGACCTGCGCCGGCCTCTGATCCGTCCACCTCGTGCGCTACACTTCGACCACGCCCACAAAAGAGCCCCGCGCCGCTCGAACGGCCGGGGCTGTGAGACCTGAGAAGGAGGTCTGCCTTTGAGTCTAGCACTACCACCCGCCCCACGCTCCCGGCTTCGCCTGGAGCCTCTCAGACGTTCCTAGACCTATCTGACAAGGAGAGCAACATGAAGCGCGACGAAATGCTGCACGGCCGGTTCATCAAAGCCGGCGAGTTCAAAGGGCAGCAAGTGACCCTGCATATCGACTCGCTCGACCGGGAGACCTTCGAGCGCGAGGACGGCACCGAGCAGGAGAAGTGGATCATCGCCTTCCGCGAGCACCGCAAGACCGGCGAGCCCCTGGAGTGGGTCCTCAACCGGACCAACATCGAGTGCCTGTTCGCCATGTGGGACGACACCGACGACTGGATCGGGAAGGCCGTCACCCTCAAGCCCGAGCAGGACGACTCCCCGATCAACGACACCGGCCTCGCGATCCGGGTAGCCGGCTCGCCAGACCTGACGGCCCCGGTCGTGGCCTCGTTCAAGCTCGGCCGGCGCAAGAAGCCCATGACCCGGCGCCTGGTCAAGACCCGGCCCGGGGCCGCGGCCCTCGAGTTCGACACCGACACCGGCGAGATCCGGCCGCCGGCCCGCACCGAATACCGCGCCGACGACCAGGAGCTCGCCAAGGGCTACCCGGCCGGCATCTTCGACGACGACCAGGCCGAGCCCACCGAGCACCACGCCGGCGGCAGCATGGGCCAGATCGACCTGGGCGCCGTCTCGGAGTCTGAGGCATGACTCGCTCGACCAGGCCGATCGCCTGCAAGATCTCGCACGAGGAATACAGCCAGATCGACGGGATCAACTGGTCGACCCTGAAGTACGCCGACGAGTCGGCCCTCTCCTACCTCTGGCACCTCGAGAACCCGCCGGCCGAGACGCCGGCTATGGTCCTGGGGCGCGCCACGCATACCGCGGTGCTCGAGTCCGATCGACTCCTGCATGAGTACGTGATCTTCGAGGGCGACCGCCGGGGGAACGACTGGAAGGCCTTCAAAGAGATGCACCGGGACAAGACCATCCTTCGGCCCGAGGAGTACGACACCGCGATCCGGATCCGGGACGCGGTACACGGGCACAAGGTCGCGAAGAAGCTCCTCGCGAAGGGCCTGGCCGAGTGCACCCTCCGGTGGGTGGATCCACCGACCGGGCTCGCCTGCAAAGCCCGCCTGGACTGGCTCGACTCGAGGACCCTCGTGGATCTCAAGACCACCCGCAACCTGGGCGCCCGAGACTTCGGGCGCTCAGCCGGCGGGATGGGCTATCACGGACAGCTCGCCTTTATCAACATGGGGCTCGCCACCTTCAAGCGGAAGGTGAAGACCTACCTGATCGCGGTCGAGAACGACGAGCCCCACGACGTCGGGGTGTTCACCGTCTCCGAGGACGACCTCTGGGCCGGGGAGCAGCTGGTCCGGCGGTGCCTCGACCTGGTGGCCGAGTGCCGGCGCACCAAGAAGTGGCCCGGCCGCTACCCGGCCGCCGTCCCGCTCGAGCTCCCGACCTGGTACTTCCCCAAGGACGAGGACGAGCTCAGCCTCGCCGACCTGGGGCTCGTTCCTAGACCTCGCGTGGAGGGTTGAATGTACAAGTATCACGACGGCTGCGGCGGGAGGGTCGACACCTCCCGCCGGTGCTACCAATGCCCGGATATCTGCAGGAACACGGGGGAGCCGGTCGAGGACGAGGACTGCGAGAAGTGCTCCTCGAGCTACGACCTCCACGTGGACAACATGGTCGACGCTAGGGCTGAACGCGAGATGGAGGGTTGACATGACACTGACCAGCGAAGAACGGGGCGACCTCCTCGAGGCCGTCCGGATCCTCAAGCACGTGCAGCGGCACGACGACCTGGCCGGCCGGCTGCAGAGCATGGCCGCCCGTATGCCAGATCCCGAGCCCGATCCCGCCCTGCGTAGGAAGATCCTCGCCCTGATGAAGGCCTACATGCACCAGGCCGTGGACGCCGAGCTCGAGCTCCTGCTCCGGTGGCCCGGAGACACGCCCTACGACGGCGGCGAAGAGGAGGCCGACGCCCGCGGCCTGCAGACCATCGCCGCCACCTTCCGAGTGGCCGCCAAAGACCTCGCGGAGATCCTGCCGTGAGCTCCTCGATCGGCAAGACCCAAGAGACCTGGATCACGGCCAAGATCAAAGCCCTCGACCTCGAGGACCTGGACCCGGCGCTCGCAGACCTTCTGCGGGCGCTCGGCACCCGGGCGACCAAAATGGCATACGAGGCCGACACTTACCACCCGAGCATGTATGCGCAGTTCGCCGCCAACGCCCGCGCCGACGAGTCGCTCCACGCCTTCACGCTCGCCCTGAGAGCCGTCCGTAACGCCGACCAAAAAGAGGACCGATGAACAACACGACCGACCTGACCGCCGATATCCTGAGGCACCACTTCCCCAATGCCTCAGACGAACAGATCACCGCTACCGCAAAGGACATAGACCAGATCCTAGACGCATGGGAAAACGACCCCCGGCCCTGCAAGGGCGACGCCTTCGTGAAAGCCGGCCCCCGGCTCCGGCTCCTCGACTGCTACAACTGCGGGAGGCACGTGAGTCGCGGCGGGAAATGCGTGGGCTCCGGCTGGGAGGGGAGACGCTTCCTCGAGGCCCTGGCGCCGGGAGTGCTCACACCATGAGCGCGGCGGTACCGCTCCCGATCGGCTCCTGGATCACCCATCACGGGCAGCGAGCCGGCCAACTTTACGGGCTAGAACAGGGCAAGAGCGAGACGTGGGCCTTCCTCTGGATCCGACACCCGGGCAACACCGGCCCAAGCCCGATGCTGATCTTGAAAGAGGACCTCTCCTCCGGCGCCCTCCAGATCGACCGCGAGGCCCAGGCCCGCTGGGACAACTACGTGAGGACCGAGATCAGCGAAACGTCCGAGCAACCGTCCTATTGATGGTCACCCGATCCGAAGGCTACCAGCGGAGCGGCGGCTACACCGGGGCCAAGCAAGAGGAGGGCAAGCGGCTAGTCGAGGACTTCTACTGGGAGGTCCTCGGCTACCGCGGCCGGCGCGTGACCGATCCCGAAGAGGACCGTCTACGGGGCGACATTCGCTATGGGTTCGGCTACGTCGAAGTGAAGCGGATCCCGCTCGACCCCTACTACCCGCACACCTTCGTGGAGATCTGCGAAGTCCCGAAAGAGGTGGACAGAAAGCCCTACCACCGCGGCGGCTTCGCCCGCACCGCCTGGATCCTGGGCATGAAGGAGGACACCCTCGCCAACCAGCCCGTGAAAAGGTACGGCGTCCAGCTCGGCACCTTCGGCCGGCCGACGCACCTCAGTTGCTCGATCGAGTGGGGTGTCGGCTCCGACGTGATCGCCTTCGCCGGCCCCGATCGCAACAAGGACCCCTGGATCTATTGCTACCCGCGGCGCACCCTCCTCGCTCACGTCTACACGGTCCTCTGGGAAAAGGGTTTCGTGACCAACGAGGGGAACATGAACGACGTGACCTTTGGGGTGCGGGTCCCGAACGCCGACTACCGCTGGAAGCGGCACCCGAGCGGCGTCTGGACCTGGCACGGCCTACCGCCCGACTAGCATGAGCCAGGCCTTCGCGCTATAACAGGCCCTGCGGATCACTACGAGCCCCGTGGAGGCCCTCCGATGCGGATATTAGCCCTAGACCTCAGCCTCACCGCCTCAGGATGCTGCGGGCCCTCTGGGGAGATCCGCCTGATCAAGCCCAAGACCAGAGGCGCCGAGCGCCTGGCCCAGATCGTCGACGAGATCCACGACCAGGCCCTCGGCGTCGACCTGGTGCTCCTCGAGGACTACTCCTACGGCTCGAAGGGGAGCGCCATATTCCAGATCGGCGAGCTCGGCGGGTGCGTCCGGCTCGAGCTCCATCGGTTAGGGCTACCCTGGACGGCGGTCCCGCCCTCCTGCCTCAAGATCTACGCGACCGGATCGGGCACCTCGAACAAGATCAAAATGGCGACCGCGGCCGCCACCCGAGCCGGCCTCGAGTTTCCCGACGACAACGCCTGCGACGCCTGGTGGTTGTGGCAGATGGGACTCGCCCGCTACGACATTGGGCACCCCGCCCTGGTCACGATGCCGAAGGCCCACCTCCGCGGCCTCGAGGGCGTGACCTGGGCCCCGGCCCCAAAATGATCGCCCGGGCTCTGTACGTCGGCCGCCTGGAGGTCTACTATCGAGCCCTGCGCAAAATGAAGCCCCGCGGGCGGCAACACCCCGGGGCACGGTATCCTGCCAAGGAGAGGACCAGGACACGATGAACACTTTACCACCCGAAACCAGCAAAAGCAGCGCGCCATGAGCTGGGCCAAGATCGACGACCAGCTCCACGCCCACCGAAAAGTGGTCGCCCTCGGGGACCAGATGCTACCAGCCCTCGGGCTACACCTACTCGCCCTCTCCTGGTGCGCCTCTCAGCTGACCGACGGCTATTTGCCCAAGCTCCAGATCCGCCGGCTCGCTCCGGACGCCCCTGCGGCCCTCGTGGACGCTCTGGTGGCCGCTGAGCTATGGGACCGCGCCGACGGCGGCTACCAGATCCACGACTACCTCGACTGGAACCCCTCGAGGGAGTGGGTCCTCGAGGAGAGGGAAAAGGCCAAGGTTCGGATGAACCGGATCCGCACCTCTAGCGCTCGTTCGCCCGAAGTTCGCCCGAACATCGTCCGAACGAACGCCGAACATTTGCCCGAAGTTCGCCCTCTCCCCGTTCCCGTTCCCGATCCCCTACCCGATACTGAAGAAAAACACTCTCGCGCCAAGCGCGCGAGACCGCGGCCGCCGGCACGGCCGGCGCCCACTGAGAGCGACTGGGAAGCCTTCTGGGACCTCTACCCGAAACGGACAGCACCAGCAGCAGCCCGCAAGGCCTTGGAGAAGGCCCTCAGGGTCGCCACCCTCGAGGAGATCTTGGCCGGCCTCAAAAAGCAACTGCCCGAATGGCGCACCAAGGACCCGCAGTTTATCCCGCACCCCTCGACCTGGTTGAACCAGGAGCGCTGGAAGGACGAGATCAAGGTCGGTTTCCGCCCTGAACCTACTCGCTCGACCGTGCCACCTCCTGAGCCACCCATGACACCCGAGGAGCAAGAGGCCAACCGCCAAGCCGCCCTCGAGGCCCTGGCGACCGTCCGCAAAATGAGCGCCGGCATCGGGAGGCCCATGCCATGAGCGATATCTTCGAGCAGATCTTCGTCGAGATCCGCCGCGCCCAGGAGCGCCACCCCGACGCGAAAGGCTTCCACGTCCACGCCTCACCCGAGGCCGTCCGGGAGCTCAAGATCGCGATCGACCGCTATGGGATCGTGACCCCTGGAGACCAGATCCTCTGCCTGAGGGTGTTCGGATGCCCGGTCACGGTCGACCGGCGGGTGATCCCCGGCTACGTCCGGCTCGAGGAGCTCGAGGACCAGCCATGAGCCCGCACCTGCTCGACGGCTTCGGACCCTACTCGACCGAGCCCAACCCCTGCGTGCGGCTCTGGGGCCCAGGCCCGCCCGGGACCACCTGCAAGACCTGCGACCGCCTGCTCGTGAGACGCATGGGGCGCACCTACTACAAGTGCTCGCTCCGGCATGACACCCGATCGGCCGGCACCGACCACCGCGTGGGCTGGCGCTCCTGTAGGAAATACACCCACGAGGGGGAGGCGCTTATGGACGACTAGGTTGGACCGGGCGATGAACAACTCCGAAGGAGGAACGAATGGGCAGAAAATGGTTAGTCGCGAGCATATGTTTCCTTGCACTCATCCTTGCAGTGATCGCGGTCCTCGACATGACCGACAACGCCTCGGCCGACACCTGGGACCATAGCCTCGCCTGGAACGGCGTGAACGGGGCCGATAACAACCTGGCCGGCTACGATCTGCTCTGGGTGCTAGGCGGCAGCGGGGCGACCTCAGCCGAGCTCAGGGTCACGCTGTCGGATGGATCGCAGCAGACCATCACGGGGGACAAGCAGGGCAACGGGGCGATGCACTTCACAAGCCAAGGGGTAGCCGGCGCTCACGTGACCGCGGCGACCGTGTACTACAACGGGACCGAGGTCAACGCACCGCTGACGATCAGCCACACGGTAGGCGACCAGGAAACCACGACCACGACCACCGAGGAAGAGACCACGACCACCAGCTCGAGCACCACCACCACCGAGCGCGAGACCACCACCACGACCGAGCCACCCACGACCACCACGACCAAGAAGCACGACACGACGACGACCACCTTCGAGGCCGAGTTAGGTTGAGCCGCTGTCTGCTCTGCCCGGCTCCGGCCACCGACGGGGCGCACTTCCCCAAGCACACGGGGATGGGACGCCGGCGCCGGGCAGACGACGGCCTGCCGAGGATCCCGCTCTGCAGGGAGTGCCACGACCTACTCCACGCCGGGGATCCAGACAAGACCGACCTCGCGATCGAACGAGCACCCGGGTACTGGAAGCGGCGCGGACTATGGGACCAGGCCCGGCCGTACTTCGAGACCTTCCTCGCTCGGCGCCGATACCTCGAGGACAGCTCTCGCTGACACCCCTCCCCCACCTTTGCACCCCTCCCCCCGCCTCTACCTGCTACCCTCTGGGCTATGGCTCGTCGCCCTCCCCGTATCTGCACCCGCTGCGGATCCCCTATCACCACCGGGGGGGAGTGCCCTATCTGCAAGAAGCGGAGGCAGACTCAAGACGCTCGAGAACGGGGCCCAGAGAACCGGATCAACTACGGCCCCGAGCACCGGCGCCGCTTCCGCCCCGGCGTACTCGCGCGGGATCCGGTCTGCCGATGCACCGACCCTGACTGCCCAGCACACCCCGGCCGGCCTGAGTGCCGGCACCTCTCGACCGTGGCCGACCACTACCCGCTGACCAGGCGCGAGCTCGTGGCCCACGGCCTCGACCCCGACGATCCTCAGCACGGGAGAGGACTATGCAAGACCTGCCACGACCATCACACGGCCAGCGACCCGCGAACCGCTGGCGGGTGGTATAAAAGGACAAAACAGACAGGCCGCAGGGGGTAGGGCGTATGGATCACGTCGTTTTTTTCACCACGGAAAACTCGCGGGTAGCTTTGGTCCTTTGCGCCGGGGTTATGCCGTTCTAGTGGGATAGGAGACCCATGCCAACCAAGACCAAAACAGCCACGCCCAAGATCGAGACCGTGGATCTCAGCACCCTCAGACAGGATCCGACCAACGCCCGGGTGCACGGCCGCCACAACCTCGCCTCGATCGCATCCTCGCTCGTTCGGTTCGGACAGGTGCGGCCGCTCCTCGTGACCAAGGACGGGATGATCCTGGCCGGCAACGGCACCTACGAAGCCCTGAAGCACCTCGGCCTCGAGCAAGCCCTCGTGATGCGCCTGCCTTGGGACGACCCCGAGAAGTGCCGCGCCTACGCGATCGCCGACAACCGCACCGCCGAGCTCGCCTCCTGGGACGACGAGATCTTGAACGAGCAGCTCGGCGACCTGGCCCGGGCCGGGATCAATATGGGGACCCTCGGGTTCACCGACCTGGGCTCGATCGATCCCGACGATCTCGACGCCGGCGAGCGGGAGTCGGCGCTCTCCTACCGGTGCCCGTCTTGCGGCTTCCGGTGGCGCTACGAGGACGGGGGGGCGGTGGTCCCGCTATGACTCTGACCGTCGAACGGGTGAAGCTCGACGCCCTGGCGCTCGACCCCGCCAACGCCCGCACCCACGACAAGCGCAACCTGAACGCGATCCGACACTCGCTCGAGCGCTTCGGCCAGACCCGGCCGCTGGTGGTGTCCGAGGACCTCATGGTGCTGGCCGGCAACGGGACGGTGGAGGCCATGCGATCGCTTGGCTGGACCGAGGCCCTCGTGACCCGGGTCCCGTTCTCCACACCCGAGGAGGCCCGCGCCTTCGCCCTCACCGACAACCGCTCGAGCGAGCTCGCCCAATGGAACAAGCCCGTCCTGCTCGAGGCGCTGCGTGAGCTCGCCCTGGCCGGCTGGCAGCTCGAGGAGCTCGGCTTCCGCGCCGAGGACCTGGCCGCCTACCGCAAGCGGGAGGACAAGGAAGCGCCGGCCGACTTCCCCAGCTACGGGGAGGATATCGAGACCGAGTTCTGCTGCCCGACCTGCGGCTACGAGTGGAGCGGGAGACGGGAGTGAACCTGCCGCCCTACATCGTGCCGACCATGACCGAGATCCGAGACACGCCCTGGAACGGCCTCACGGTCGCCAGCCTGTTCGCCGGCGGGGGCGGCTCGAGCACCGGCTACCGCATGGCCGGCTATCGGGTCGCCTACATGAACGACGTCGTACCCGAGGCCCGGGACACCTACCGCGCCAACGCCGCCGACTACACCGTGATCGACGGCTCCGACGTCCGGACCGTGAAGGGCTCGACCATCCTCGACGCGGTGGAAGCCCTGGCCGGCCGGCGCGAGCTCGACGTCCTCGACGGGTCGCCACCATGCCAGGCCTTCTCGACCGCCGGCCCACGGCAGAAGACCTGGGGCCACGTGGCCGCCCACGCCGACGGGACCACCCAGCGCTCGGACGATCTATTCTTCGAATACACCCGGCTCCTGGACGAGATCCGGCCGGCCGCCTTCGTGGCCGAGAACGTCTCCGGACTCCTCAAGGGCATGGCCCGGGGATACTTCCGCCGGATCCTCGCCGCCCTCAAAGAGCCGGGCTACCTGGTGGAGGCCAAGCTCCTCGACGCGCAATGGTTGGGGATCCCACAGATGAGGCAGCGCGTGATATTCCAGGGGGTGCGCCAGGACCTGGCCGACGCCGGGCTCCGGCCGGCCTTCCCGACACCCCTCCCCTACCGCTACCCGCTCGCCACCGTATGCCCGGGGATCATCCGCCTCGAGGTGTCCGGCTATGGCAAGATCCAGGTGGACGACACCCTCAAGATCCCGAGCCGCACCATCGCCGCCTCGGGGTACTCGAGCTACAGCCGCGACTACTGGCTCGTGGACGCCGAGGGCAACCGGCGGAAGTTCACGATCGACGAGATCAAGGCCCTCTGCTCGTTCCCGCCCGACTACGTGGTGACGGGCACCTACGCCCAGCAATGGACCAGGATGGGGAACAGCGTGCCGCCGATGATGATGCGGGCGGTCGCCGCGGCCGTCCGGGACGAGATACTGACACCGTGGAAGGGACACGCCGATGGGTAAACGAGGACCAGCTCCGACACCGACCCGGCTCCGACTCCTCAACGGGGAGAGCAAGCCCTCGAGGATCAACCGCAAGGAGCCGATCCCGCGCGACGTCCTACCCGAACCTCCGGACTGGATCTCGGCCGAGGTGCGCGAGGTCTGGGACCGCACCCTGGCCGAGCTCAAGGCTATGGGCCTCGCTCATTCGGCCGACCGCGACTGCCTCGTGATCTACTGCCAGGCCGTCGTGACCTACCAAGAAGCGGCCGAGATCGTGGGCAAGGCCGGCCTGCTCCTGAAGGGCAGGGACGGCGGCGCCGTGCGCAACCCGGCCGCCGCGATCATGCGGGACAACGCCCAACTGATCCGGCAGTTCGCCCAGGAGTTCGGGCTGACACCTTCGGCCAGGACCGGCCTCGAGGTCGAAAAAGGGGAGGAGCCCGGTGCCCGCTCCGCCGCCCGATACCTCAGCTAAGACCACCTGCCTGCGCTGCGGGGATCCGATCGCGCCCACCGTCGGCCGTGGCCGGCCCCGGAAGTTCTGCTCGCCAAAATGCGCGAAGGCCTTCGAACGAGCCCAGAAAAGGCCGGCCAAAATACGCGTGGTCAAAGCTCCGCTTCAGAAACGCCCCACCGCGGCCACCAGGAGCCCCGTGGAGCCCACGCCGGCACCCGCCAAGCGTTCTACACCCCGATGCGGCCGTGGACCTCAGAAGCTCCCCGAGTGCGGTCGGACCTATATCCCGCCCAAAGGGCCGGCGGTCGTCTGCCACGAGCGGGGGCCACACTTCTGCAAGCCCCGGGCCCTACACGCCGCCGGGTTCATCGAGGAGCTCTGCGTCCACACGAAAGGGGTCTACCGCGGCCGGCGGTTCATCCTCGCCAAGTGGCAGCGCGAAGAGATCATCTGGCCGTTGTTCGGCTGGGTCCGGTGGAGCGACGAGTTCGGGACCTACGTCCGGCGGTACTCGATCGCCTGGATCGAGATCGGGCGCAAGAACGGGAAGAGCGAGCTCCTCGCCGCGATCATGCTCTACCTGCTGGTGGGTGAGGCCGAGCCCTCCGGCGAGCTCTATGGGGTAGCCCGCGATATCGACCAGGCCGCCAAGATCTTCGACGTCGCCTCTCAGATGGTCCTGCTCGAGCCCCTCCTCGCGCGCCGGCTCACGGTCCGGGAGCACAACAAGCGGATCATCGACCGGCAGCACAACAGCTTCTACCGCCTGATCCCGGCCGACGCGAAGGGCGAGCTCGGGGGCAACGTCTCCGGCGTCGCCGCCGACGAGATCCTCGCCTGGCGGGACGGCTCGATGTGGACGGCGCTCCGGACCGGCATGGGATCCGGCGCCCGGCTGCAGCCGCTCCTGATCGCGGCCACCACCGCGGGCGACGACCCCTCGGGGTTCGGCGCCGCCATGCACGCCGAGATGGAGCGGATCCTCGAGGACCCCGACCGGGCGCCTCATATCTTCGTATTCATGCGCAACATGCCGCAGGACGCCGACCCGTTCTGCGAGGACAACTGGTACTGGCCCAACCCCGCCCTGGGCGACTTCCTCTCGCTCGACGCCATGCGCCAGGAAGCGCTCGAGGCCGCCAACGACCCGATGCAGGAGAACGGCTTCCGGCAGTTCCGCTGCAACCAATGGGTGCAGCAGGCCTCGAGGTGGATGCCGATGCACCGCTACAAGGCCTCGGCCGGCGACGTCTGGCTGACACCTCACGCCCACCGGGACGACTACGCCGGCCGGACCGCCTTCTGCGGACTCGACCTCGCGGCCAAGTTCGACCTGGTATCGTGGTGCCTGGTAGTACCCGACGACGACGGCGCCTGCGACGTATTCTGGCGGTTCTGGCTCCCCGAAGCGACGATCCCGGCCCTCGACAAAGCCAACGCCGGCAAGATATCGGGCTGGGTGCGGGACGGCTGGATCTCGATCTGTGAGGGGGAAGTGATCACCTACGACGACCTCTACGAAGCGATCGGCCAGGACGCCGAGCACTACGCGATCCGGGGCGGCGGCGCCGACCGGTGGAGCATGATGCCCGTGATCCAGGAGATCGCCAACCGGACCAGCCTACCGGTGGACGAGGCCCTGATGCTCGTCGACCAGACCTACAAGGGCATGAGTCCAGGTATGCTGGAGCTGATGAGCCTCGTAAAACAGAAGCGCTTCCGCCACCACGGGAACCCCGTGGCCGCCTGGTGCTTCGACAACGTGCAGGTGCGCAAGGCACCCTACGACCCCGAGCTCATCCGACCCGACAAGCCCGACCGAGCCAAGACCGGAAAACGGATCGACGCCGTGCCGGCCGCGGCTATGGCCGTGGACGCTTGGAAGTCCCGCGGGGCGATGGAGCCTCCGCGATCCGCCTACGAGGACGCAGACCTGATGGTGCTATGAAGGAGGCCGCCCGATGCAGAAGAGGCTTAGACAATACGAGGGGCGGCAGATAGTGGCCGTCCTCGAGGAGGGGAGCCTCGCCGGGACCCTCACCTCCGCCGGCCGAGACGAGCTCCTGCTCTCCTCGGCCTACTTCCTCACGAACAACCTGCCGAGCCGGCCGGTCGATGGTGTGGTCGTCCTACCATATGCCTCGATCGCATGGGTCCAGGTGGCATCATGAGCCCGGTATTCCAGACCCTCGGGGAGCTCGGCGCCTGGTACAGCGCACAGCCGAGCCCGCCCGGCCTCTACGTGGTCGACCCCGGGATCCCGCTCACCACCTACTCGAGCCCGATCGACGGGATCTGGTCGAGCCAGCCCTCCGTGAGGAAGGTCGTCGACTTCATCGCCCGCAACGTCGCCTCGACCCCGCTCCACGCCTACGAGCGGGTGAGCGACGCCGACCGGCAGCGCCTCGACCCCGAGCATCCTCTATCGCAGGTCCTCGCCCAGCCCTCGCCCAACATCCCCGGCGAGCCGGCCGCCGTGACCGCCTATCGGTTCTGGCATATGCTCCTGGTCGACTGGCTGATGTTCGACCGCTGGGCCGCCATGAAGCTCGAGATCGGTGGACAGCTCAAGCTGCAACGCTTCCCCGCGAGAAGCTTCAACCTGATGATCGACCACCTCGACCGCGTGGTGGCCGTGCGCTTCTGGGACGCGAACGGGCGAAGCCAAGACCTCGACCCGGCCAGGTTCGTGTGGGACTCCGGCTATACCGACCCGGCCAACAAGTACCAGAGCCCGGGCACCGCCGGCACCTCGCCTATGGCGACGATCCAGGCGATCCTCCAGGAGGCCGCGGAGGCCGTCGCCTTCCGGCGATCGGTCTGGGCCAACGGTGCGCGGATCCCCGCCGTGATCCTCCGCGACCGGCCCTGGCCGGCCGACGGCAAAGCCCGAGAAAACTTCAAGGCCTCGTGGCAGGCCTTCGTGAAGGGCGGGAACAAGGAGGGCGGGACCCCGATCCTCGAGGACGGCATGAAGCTGGACACGATCGACGCCTTCAAGCCTCAAGACACCGGCGACCTCGAGGGCCGCAAGCTGACCGACCAGGAGGTGGCCGGCTTCTATCACATCGCCCCCGAGCTCGTCGGGGCCCGCGAGGGCAACTACTCGAACATGGACGCTTTTCGCCAGGGCCTCTACCGGGAAAGCCTCGGCCCGTATATCTGGGAGTTCACCGCGGCGATCAACCTCTGGCTGACGCCCGAGCTATCAGACGGGAAGAACCTCTACGTCGAGGCCGACCTGGACGCGAAACTGGCCGGCTCGTTCCAGGAGCAGGCCCAAGTGCTGCAGACGGCCGTGGGCGCGCCCTGGCTCCTACGCTCCGAGGCCCGCGCCCGGTTCAACCTCCCGGAGATCTCCGGGACCGATCAGCTCGTGGTCCCGCTCAACGTGCTCGTGGGCGGGCAAGCCTCGCCCACCGACAGCGGCAGCCAGAACGTGAGCTCCGGCCGGCCCGAGCTCAAAGCCCGGGCGACGGTCAAGCCGCCCTCGACCTACGTCGCCAAACTGCACCAGGTGCTCGTCGACTACTACCGGCGACAGCGGACCGTGGTCAAGTCTCAGATCAAGGGCAAGGCCAAGGCCGAGTGGTGGGACGAGGCCCGCTGGAACAAGGAGCTGACCCAGGACCTGCTACCGGCCGCCTACCTGCTCGCGACCCAGGCCGGCCGCTCGACCTTCGAGCAGCTCGGGATCCCCGAGGACGAATACGACGCGGACCGGACCCTCAACTTCCTCTCGACCATGAGCAACAACAACGCGAAGAAGATGAACGCGACCACCTACGACCAGATCGAGGAGGCCCTCCTCGAGGAGGACTGGGAGAGCGCCTACGACGAGGTGTACGACGAGGCCGAGGGCTGGCGGTCCGACAACGCGGCCGGCGTCCTCGCCACTTCGCTCGCCGCTTGGGGGGCGCTCGAGGCCGGCCGGCAGGCCGGCGGCGGGACCCAGAAGATCTGGATCACCGGCCCCAACCCGCGGCCCTCTCACGCCGAGATGGACGGCGAGATGGTGCCGATCGACGAGCCATTTTCGAACGGCTCCGACTGGCCGGCCGACGGCATGGACGGCGAATATGGGTGCAACTGCAGCCTGGAGATCTACCGCCCATGAGCCCAAAAACTGCCATACGGCCCAAAAAGCCCTATACCTCTAAAACGCTCTCAGATGCCCCACGTCGCGTTGGACCCCCGCGGGCGGTAGTTTCTACCTTTGCGGCGTTTCGTGAGTTTTCGGCTTATCTAAAGGCTTTGTGGGCATCGGCCCCGGGGAGGACGATATGAGCAAGATCAGGGTCGTGATCGGTCCTCCGTGCTCCGGAAAGTCGACCTACTGCCGCGCCAACGCCGCGCCCGGCGACGTGATCGTGGACTTCGACCAGATCGCCCTCGCCCTCGGGAGCACCGACCCCTACACCTACCCGGCCGGCCTCGCCGAGGTGGCCCACGCCGTGCGCAAGGCCGCGGTCGACCGGGTGCTGGCCGGCATCGAGTCCGACGCCTGGGTGATCCACACCTGCCCGGAACCCGATCGCCTCGAGGCCTACCAGAAGGCCGGCGCCGAGTTCGTGATGTTGGACCCCGGCCCGGAGGAATGTATCCGCCGAGCCCTCGAGGACGGCCGGCCCGCCGGCACCGTCGACGTGATCGAAGAATGGTACAAGAGCCCGCCGGCACTACCCGACGCGGCACCTCGCAAAGGAGGCCCCAGCATGTACAAGCTCTACCGCGCCCAGATCAAGACCGACGAGGCCGAGCAGGGGATCGTGGAGATGCTCGTCTCCACCTACGGCATCGACTCCTGGGGGGACCGGGTCATGCCGGGGGCCTTCAAGGAGACGCTGGAAGAATGGAAGTCCAGCGACCGGGTCCTGCCCTACATCTGGAGCCACCAGCACGACAACCCGATGATGCACATCGGCGTGGTCCTCGAGGCCGAGGAACGGCCGGCCGCGAAAGACTTCCCGGGCGGCCTCTGGATCAAAGCCCAGATCGACATGGAGGACGTACCCGAGAACCGGGAAGCGAGGAAGGCCTATCGCCTGCTCAAGGGGAAGCGGGTCACTCAGGCCTCGTTCGCCTACGACGTCCTCGAGGGTGGACCAGCCAAGGACAACGGCCGGGATATCTTCGAGCTCCGGAAGCTGAAGCTCTACGAGGTGGGGCCGACCCTGATCGGCATGAACCAGGAGACGCAGCTTATCAACGCCAAGGCGATCGCCAACCTGCACGAGGGCCTGAAGATCGGGCGCACCCTCTCGGCCAAAAACGAAGAGCTGATCAGATCCGCGCACGAGTCGCTCGGGACCGTCCTCACCGCCCTCGAGGAAACCGGTGACAAAACGGGCGAGCATGTTATCGTGGACGAGTCTCCCCCGCTCAAGAGCGGCAGCGAGCCGGCCAAGGACGAGGAGCCTTCACAGGCCAAGTCCGAGGAGCCCATGCGTGTGACGCCTCTCGAGCTCGTAGAACACAACCTGCAAGCGCTGGAGCTAGGCCTCTAGCCAAAGGAGGGAACACCGCATGGAAAAGTGGAAGAAGTTGATGGAGGAGGCGAAGGCCGCCGCCAAGGCAGCCCGAGACCTGCTCGAAAAGGCCCAGACCGAAAGCCGGGACCTCACCGCTGACGAGCGCGCCACCTACCAGGGACACCTGGACATGGCGATCGCCAAGCAGGCCGAGGCGACCCAGGCCAAGGCCGACGCCGATGCTATGGCTCAGCTCAAAGAGATCGCCGACTTCATGGTCGAAGCCCCGGCCCCCGGGAAGACCCCGGCCGGCGCCCGTCTGACCCTGGGCGAGACCTTTGTGAAGTCCGCCACGTTCGAGGCCTTCCGCAAGGCCTATCCGGTTCTGAGCCCGGATACGCCGTTCTCGCTGCAGCCGGTCAAGGTGGGCACGCTCGCCGACTGGCACGCGAACCGCAAGGCCGCCGGCGACCTGATCGTGGTCGGCGACGCTCACGTGCAGGACGTCCGGATGCCGACCGTCGACCTCACGGTGAAGCCGCGGCCGACGCTGCTCGACCTGATCTCTCGCGGCTCCGCGGCCGGCGACTTCGAATACCTCCAGATCACGGCCACCTACCCGGCCGCCGCGATCGTCCCGGAGGCGACCTCGATCACCGACAACAACGCGCTGAAGCCCCTCTCCGACCTCTCGACTCAGCTCGCCTATGCCCGCGCCTTCACGTACGCGGACGGCTTCCCCGTGACCAACCAGCTCCTGAGCGATGCTCCGGCCCTGGCGACGTTCATGAACACCGAGCTGAAGTACAACCTCGACCGCCTGCTCGAGGACAAGCTCCTGAACGGCGACGGCTCCGCCGGCCAGCCGACCGGCCTCGATCACACGACCGGGACTCAGGTCCAGGGTTACACCGGCTCCGACGCGATCGACCTGGTGAAGGCGATCCGGCAGGCGATCACGAAAGTGACCACCGTCGGCGGACAGGTGACCGGGATCGTGATGAGCCCCGAGGACGACGAAGCGATCGACCTGATGCAGGATCTCTCCGACCGGTTCTACGGGCAGGGCCCGTTCGGCACCGGACCGCAGACCCTCTGGGGCCGGCCGCGGATCGTCTCCGACAAAATGACCCAGGGCACCGTCTGGGTCGGCGAGTGGAGCCAGATCGCCCTGCTCGACCGCGAAGGCCTCTCGATCATGGCCTTCAACCAGCACAGCGACTGGGCCCGCCGCAACCTGACCTACGTCCGCGCAGAGCTCCGCGCCCAGCAGGTTATCTGGCGCCCGGCCCGCTTCTGCAAGGTCGGCGTGGGCCTGAGCTAAGCGAGGCACCATGCACGAGATGGTCGAGATCGATGGGTGGCGATACCGCATAGAGGACGCCACCCGGCTCGGCCTGATACCGGCTCCGGCTCCGGAGGAGACTCCGGAGCCGGCTCCGCCGGCAAAGGTCAAAAAGGCGCCCGCGCCCAAGAACAAGGCCCGGACGTCGACCCCCAACAAGACAGGGGAGGAATGAGGAAATGGCCGATGCCCTGGCGACACCCGGCGACCTGAACCTATTCACGGGGCGCGATATCCCCTACGAGCAGGCCTCGATGATGCTCAGCCAGGCGTCGGCCGTTATCCGCAACCATTGCGCCTGGCATATCGCACCCTCGCAGACCGACACCCTGACCCTGAACGGCAGCAACGAGCCGCGCTTGTTCCTGCCGACCCTGCACGTGACCGCGGTCGCTTCGGTCCACGAGCTCGAGGAGCTCCTGGTGGCCGACGACGACTACACCTGGTCTGAGACCGGCTACCTCTACCGGGTCGGCTCCTTCTGGCCGGCCGACCTTCGCTCGGTCGTCGCCACCTTCACGCACGGCTGGGAGTTCGTGCCCGAAGACCTGGCCTCGGTCTGCCTCGAGGTCGCGACAAGGGCAATGGCTTCGCCGGCCGGCATCCGCCAGGAGTCCGCCGGCGGGGTGTCCGTGACCTACGCGATCCCCGGGGGGTTGACCGAATACGAGAAGGCAGTCCTCGAGGCCTACCGGCTGGGACCTCGCGTATGATCCCGCGGATCCTCCACCAGATCTGGGTGGGCGGTCCTCTCCCCGATACGTTCGCCCGCTGGGCCGCCGGCTGGCGCCAGCAGCACCCGGGCTGGGACTATCACCTCTGGGGCCAAGACGAGCCGATCCCCGAGCTCATAAACCAAGAGCTCTACGACCAGGCCGAGCACTACTGCCCCGGCTTCGAGGGGCAGCTCCGGTCGGACCTGGCCCGCGTGGAGATCCTCCAACGCTTCGGTGGGGTATACCTCGACACCGACTTTGAGTGCCTGCGCCCGATCGACCCTCTGCTCGAGGGCGTGGACGCCTTCGCCGGCTGGGAGATCCAAGACAAGGTGGTGAACAACGCGATCCTCGGCGCCGACCCCGGGCACCCGTTCGTCCGGCGCCTGGTGGCCGAGCTCCCGGCCTCGATCCGGAACGGCCGCGGCCGTCGGCCGAGCAAGATATCCGGGCCGCACTTCATAACGGCCTGCCTGGAGCGCTACGACGGCCCCAGAAGGCCGCGGATCTATCCGGAAGGGTACTTCTACCCCTACCGCTGCAACGAGCTCCAGAGGGCCTCTGAGAAGTTCCCGGAGGCTTATGCCGTCCACCACTGGAACAACCAGCACCGCCTGCGAGGCCGGCAGCTATGACCTTCGACCCGATCGCCTACTGGCAGATGCGCTACGCCCTCACCCGGCGGGGCTCCGGCCCCGGCTCCCGGGGCGACTACGCGGAGGCCAAGGCCGCGTATGTCAACCGCCTGATACGCCTCGGCCGGCTCCGGCGGGTGGTCGACTGGGGCTGCGGCGACGGGGTGGTGGCCGCCAAGATCCACGCGCCCAACTACACCGGCCTCGACGTATCCCCGGAGGCGCTCGACTCCTGCCGGCGCCTGGCCGCCGACCCGGGGCGCTCCTGGATCCTGTTCGACGGCTGGACACCGCCGGCCCTCGGCCGCCAAGACCTGGCGCTATCGCTCGACGTGCTTTTTCACCTCACCGACGACGCCCTCTACCGCCGCCACCTCGCGCTCGTGTTCGGGTCGGCCCGCTTCGTGTGCATCTCCGCCGCCAACCACGACGAGACCGTGGCCGAGCACGTGAGGCACCGGACCTTCCTCGACGATATCCCGGCCGGCTGGAGGATAGTCGACCGACCGGCAGACCCGAAAAAGATCGGACTCTACCTTCTGAGGAGGAGACGATGAGGATCATCATCCAAGGGAACGGCATCGTCGGGCAGGCGACCACGCGGATCCTCGAGCGCGCCGGCCACAAGATCGAGCACCACGACCCGCCGCTCGGCCTCTTTGCCCACGGCCCCGCCGACGCCCTGGTGCTCTGCACGCTCTGCGCCGACGGGACCATCCCCGAGCCGGTCGCCGCGACTCCGATCCTCGTGGTCCGCTCGACCGTGACACCCGCGGCCCTGGCCGCGATCCCCGGCGTGCACCACTGGCCCGAGTTCCTCACCGAGCGCACCGCCGAATACGACGCCGACCATCCCGACAAAGTGGTGTGGGGCCACGACGGCCCCGACGCGCCCGCGATCGCGGAGCGCCTTCTGAGCGAGCACTACCGGGTGGCTCCGGTCCTCCACTGCTCGACCAAGGCCTCGGCCCTGATCAAACTCGGCATCAATGCGCACTACACCGCGAAGGTCCTGCTCGCCAATGCCCTCTGGGATGCGTGTGGAGCCCACGAAGCCACCTACCAGGAGATCTGCCAGGGTTTACACCTCGACAAGCGTCTTGCGCCTCTCACGCACGCGAACATATGGCAGGACGGCTACCGCGGCGCCGGGGGGAAGTGCCTGCCGAAAGACCTCGGCATCCTGGCCGGCCTGCTCACGGGCAGCCCGGCCGGCGCCATGCTCGAGGCCCTGGCAACCTACAACAACCAACTACGACTCGAGACTCCGGAGGTCCCTGGATGCTGACCGTCTCCTGGGCGATCATGGCCCACCCGAAGCGCGCCGCCCTGGTGGAGCTCCTGCACGAGGAGCTCGGGGCTCCCGATATCCCCGTGGTCTGGGACCGCAAGGACGACCGCTGGGACACCGGCCGCCGCTCCATGCTCGCCTACGACCCCGCCTGCTCGTACCATGCCGTGATCCAGGACGACGTGATCCCGGCCCTCGACCTGGTGGCCGGCCTTCCGAAGATCCTCGAGCGCCTGCCCGAGACCGCCCCGCTCTGCGGGTATGTCGGCACCGTCCGGCCGGCCGTGACCGAGATCGGACACGCCTGCAGGGAAGCCGAGCGGCTGAGGGCCTCGTTCATCCGGATGCACACCCTCAACTGGGGCCCGTTGATCGTGGTCCCGACCGCGGCGATCGAGGAAATGATCCGCTACTGCGACCCGCTGCGGGAGATCGCCAACTATGACCGGCGCCTATCGAGATATTGGGAGCTCGCTCGGCGCGAGCCGATCTGGTACACCTGGCCGGCCGTGGTCGACCACCGCGACGGACCCTCGCTCGTTCCCGGCAGGAACGGCGCCCACCGCAACGGCGGGGGGTCGCGGGTGGCCCGGAAGTTCCTGGCCGGCTCCGTCCTCGAGGCCAACTGGGACGGCGAGGTCGTGGACGAAAACTACTGCGGCCGCTACGCCGGCCGGCCCTGCTCAAGCTGGCGCCACAAGCCGAGCGGGAAGCGGATCACCGTCCCCAAGGACAGCCACCGCGCGAAGTGCCTGGCCGCCAACCGCCTCTGGGAGCAGATGCCATGATGCCTTCATTCTTTCGAGCCACGATCACCAGGGTCCGCGCCCCGCTCATAGCGGACGGCTACGGCACCGCCGACAAGGAGCGCGACTGGACCCACGCGAGCCAACTGGTGATAACAGGATGCTCGGTCCAGCCGGCCGGCGGCTCCGAGTACAAGATCGGCCGCGAAGCCGTGATCACGACCTGGCGCCTCTACGCCCCGGCCGGGACCGACCTCGTGGCGGGTGATAGAGTCATATGGGACGAGGACCTCTACGACGTCGACGGGGATCCGCAGAGCTGGCCCTCGGCGACCGGCCAGTTAGACCACGTGGAAGCGATCCTCAGGAGGGTGGTGGGATAATGCCGACGATCCTGCGCTTCGTGCACAACGCCCAAGGGATCGGGCAGCTCATGGGCTCGGCCGGTGTCAAGGCCGACCTCGAGGCCCGGGCCCACCGTGTCTGGGAGCAAGTGACCAGCGAGACCGACCTTCCGACCTTCCTCGAGGACCACTCCTCATGGAACCGCGCCCGCTACCGGGTGGGGATCGACAGCCCGCTCGCCAAACGCCTCGAGGCTAAGCACCGGATCCTCGGCCGAGCGATGGACGCCGCACGATGAGCCCCACCTTCGCCAACGTGCAGGAGCTCCTGATCACTTGGCTCCGGACCGAGCTCGCCCTGCAGACCGATCCCCTCGAGCACGACGCCCTGGTGGCCGAGGACGTGCCGCCCGGCTGGGCGGGATCCCCGGCCTTGGTCGTGGTCCGGCGGTCCGGCGGTCCGGCCGAGTGGCCCGTGATCGACCTCCCCCGGGTCGACTTCCTATGCCGCGCCGACACCGAATACAACGCGCAGAAACTGGCCGCGACCGTCCGCGGCCTGATCGTCTACACCCTCAAGGGTTGCATCCTCCAGGGGAGGACCGTGTATCGTATCCGTGAGTTCTCGGGGCCCACGCGATACCCGGACCCGGCCGGCTCGCCGGTGCCGCTGGTGATGTTCACCGAGGAGATCCGGATCAGAGTCGTCTAAGGAGGTGGAAAAGGTGTTCGTTCAACTCGCCTATCCCTGGCAGGGCCACCAGACCGATGAGGTCCTCGAGGTGGGAGAGGCTACCGGCCGGCGCCTGATCAAAGACGGGAACGCCCGGCCGGCGCCCGAGATCAAGAAGGCCAAACCGCAACCACGGAAAAGGTCCACCCGGGCACCTCTCGCTGAGGTCCCGACAAGTCCAGAAACGCCGGCCGATGCCGGCCCAGAAAGTGAGGGTGACTAATGGCTGGCGATACCGCAAACCCCCGTATATGGGAAGGTGCCGACGCCTACGTGGCGCCATACGGCACGTCCGGACCAACTGACGTCGCGACCGCCTGGCCGGCCGCCTACAAGCCGCTCGGCCTGCTGAGCGAGGACGGCGCGACCGAGACCCGCGAGCAGGACAGCGCCGACCACTTCGCCTGGGGCGGGATCCTCGTCCGCACCACCCGGTCGAAGTTCAAGCGCTCCATGACGATCATCTGCCTCGAGGACAACCTCAACGTGTTCGAGATCGTCAACCCCGGCTCGACCACCGACACCGTGACCGGCCTCACGACCAGGACCGTGAAGGTGCCCTCCGGCGCCAATATCCTCGCCTACGGCCTCGAGCTCCGCGACGGCGATATCACCAAGCGTCGCCTGATCCCGCGGGGCGAGGTGGTAGAGGTGGGAGAGGTCGCCCTGAGCGACTCCGAAATGACCGCCTTCGAGCTCACGCTCTCGATCTATCCGGACGCCGACGGCGTTCTGTACTACGACCTGACCGACGACCCGGCCGCGGCCGAGGACTGGAGCTAACCAACCATGCCGGGAGCCGGCGCCCCTGGCCGGCTCCCGCGACTCACCTCAGGCAAGGAGAGTGACCATGCCCGCCAACCCGAAAGCACCCGCGCCGGCACCCGACCTCGAGCCCCAGGCGGCGGCTACCGCCGAGACTCTGATCCCGTTCGAGTTCCGCGGCGAGACCTATCACACCCGCGCCCGGCCCACGGTGAAAACGATCCGCGCCCTCGGCCGGCAGGACTTCGACCTGGCGCTCGAGAGTCTGATCGGCGCCGAGGAGGCTGCGACCTTCTACCGCCGCCACGACAACGACGACGGCGTGGATACCTACAAGGAGTTTTTTGATGCTCTGGCCGAGCACCTCGGGGGAAACTTCTAAGCCTCGCGGCGCTTCTTCGGACTTGTCCCGGAGCCCTCGAGGCCGACTTCCAGCACTACTACCGGATAGACCTGCTCGACCTATACCGGGACCGGCTCGACGCCTTCAAAGCCGCCCGCCTGGCCGAGCACCTGCCGGCCGACTCAGCCGTCGCCCGCGCCAGCCCTGGCGAGGGCTACACGAGGGCAGACCACCTGCTCATGGCAGCGGTGGACCTGCTCGCGATCGGCAACTGGCAACGGGCCAACGCCGGCCAGCCCAAGAACAAGCAGACCAAGCCGCCCTCACCCCTGCCACGGCCTGGGGTGCCAAGGCGCGAACCTGTTACGCTGAAGCAGCTACTGGAACAACGCCGCCGCCTCGGGAGGTGAGCAATGGCCGAAGGTGCTGAGGTTGGGACCGCATATGTGACCCTGGTCGTATCGGGACAGGGCATCGTCTCCGGGATCCAGAGTCAAATGGCCGGGGTCGCCGCGGCCTCCGGCGCGGCCGGTTCGACGGCCGGCGGCATGTTCGCCGGCGGCTTCGGCGGCGTGGTGAAGAAGCTCCTGCCGGTCGCCGCGATCGCCGCCGTGGGGAAAGGCCTCTACGAGATCGGGCAGACCTTCGAGGAGATGGACAACACGATCGCCCGGGGCACCGGCGCCACCGGCGAGCAGCTCAAGGTGTTCGGCGATATCGCCCGCGACGTCGCCACCCAGACGAGCGCCAACTTCAAGGACGTCGGGACCGCGGTCGCCGACCTGAACACCCGGCTCGGGATCACCGGCGAGCCCCTCGAGGCCCTCTCCGTGCAGCTCCTCAAGTTCGCCAAGGTGAACAAGGTCGACGTCGGCAACGCCGCCCGGGTCGTGACCCGAATGTTCGGGGACTGGTCCGTCAAGACCGAGGACCAGGTGCTCGCGATGGACAAGCTCACCTACGTGAGCCAGAACACCGGGATCGGGGTCGACCAACTGGCCGACAGCGTGACTCAGTTCGGCTCGCCCCTCCGGATGATGGGCTTCACGATGGAGCAGTCGCTCGCCATGTTCGGCCGCTTCGAGAAAGAGGGCGTGAACACCGGGACCGTCCTGGCCGGCCTCAAGATGGGCCTGAAGTCCTTCGCCAAAGCCGGGGAGGAGCCGGTCGATGCGCTCAACCGGGCGATGGAGGCGATCAAGGGCGCCGGCACCGTGGCCGAGGCCAACGCGATCGCCTTCAAGGTGTTCGGCGTCCGCGCCGGTCCCGACATGGCCGCGGCTATCCGCGAGGGAAGGTTCGAGCTCTCCGGCCTCGTCGACGGGATGAACGGCGCCGGCGGCACGATCGCCAAGACGGCCGAGGAGACCCGCACCTTCGGCAGCGCTATGGCTAAGTTCAAGAACCAGATCCTGGTCGGCCTCGAGCCGATAGGGACCACCGTCCTCGAGGGGTTCACCAAGTTCGCGATATACCTGGCCGACACGGTTGGCCCGGTCGTGAAAGACCTGATCGACCTGTTCGTGGCCTACGTGATGCCGGTGTTCAAGAAGGTCGCCGAAGTGATCGGGAAGGTGTTCGGGGCCTTCAAGACCGAGGGGCTGACCGGGGGCCTCAAGTCCATCGGCGACGCCGTGACGAAATACCTGCCGATCATATGGGACAAGCTCGGCGACCTCGCCAAAGCCTTCGTGGAGTGGATCACGCCCATGATCGGCCCCATGATCCGCAAGCTCGGGGAGATCACGATCGCCATAGGGAAGTGGATCGTCGGAACCGCCCTGCCGGCCGTGGTGAAGAAGCTCGTCGAGCTCGCCAAGGCCTTCGCCGCCTGGATCGGTCCGGCCCTCCCGGGCATCCTCAAGGAGCTCGGGATCGTGCTGTACAAGATCGTCGCCTGGATCATCACCGAAGCCCTCCCCAAGATCGCCACGGAGCTCGTGAAGCTCGGCTGGGGCCTACTCCAAGCCCTGGGCACCGCCCTCGCCCCGCTCGGGCAGGTGATCCTCGAGGCGCTCGGGAAGATCGGCGGCTACATCACCGCCGGCCTGAGTCAACTCGGGGAGTGGATCTCGGCCCCGTTCATCGACGCCTGGAACGCGATCACCGGCGCGCTCGAGTGGCTGGGTGGCAAGATCTCCGAATGGTTCAAAGCCCTGCCCGGGAATATCCTGGGCTGGTTGGGCAACCTGGGCGGCACCCTCTACAACGCCGGCGCCGACCTGCTCAGCGGCCTCTGGGACGGGATCAAGTGGATCTGGGAGCAGGTCACGGGCTGGTTCGGCAAGGTGAAGGACTGGGTCCTCGCGCCGTTCGTCGCCGCCGGCCGGTGGCTCTACGACGCCGGCGCCAAGATCATCGGCGGGATCTGGGACGGCCTCAAAGCGATCTGGGCCACCGTCTCCGGCTGGTTCGGGGAGCGCAAGGGGAACGTGCTCGGCTTCTTCGGCGACGCCGCCCGCTGGCTCTGGAACACCGGCCGGGACGTCATGCAGGGCATGATGGACGGCCTCAAGAACCTCTGGGACACGATCGCCGGCTGGCTAGGGAACATCGGCGGCTGGATCAAGCAGAAGATCGGCGACCTCGGCTCGCTCCTCTGGGATGCGGGCAAGGCCGTTTTCCAGGGGTTCTGGAACGGGCTCAAGAGCATCTGGGACCGGGTTATCGGCTGGATCCGTGACCAGATCAACAAGATCCCCTCGTGGGTCCGCTCGATCCTCGGGATCGGCTCGCCCTCGAAGGTCATGGCCGATATAGGGAAGAACGTCATGCAAGGCCTGCAGGTCGGCATGGAGAAGAGCGCCGGCGCCGCCGTCGTGACGGCCGCCAGGACCGCCCAGCGAGTGACCGACGCGATGGATATCTCGGGCACCTACTCGGCCGGGTTCACCGGTCCGACCGCCGGCTTCGGGTCGACCACGATCCGGATCGGCCAGATCACGATCGACGGCTCAAAGATGCCGAGCGCCGACTTCGAGGGCCTGATCTCGAGCATCCAGACCGCCGTGAGGATGGGAGGCTGACATGGGCGGCAGCGTACAAAAGACCGCCACCGTCATGACCTGCGTGCGGAACGGCTACACGACCGCGCCCACCGGGTACGCCGTGGGCGGTCCTGGCCCGAGCCCGAGCTATAACAACTCGATCTACATGACGTTCCCGACCTTCGACCTTCCGGCCGGCTCCGTGATCGACTCGGCCTCGATGCACTACGACATGACCGACTGGGACTGGTCCGCGGCCACCTCGATCGAGCTCAAGTGCGCGGTGGGGGCCGGCACGCCGACCAACCAGGTCGGGACCCAAGGATCAGAGGACTCGACCTCGATCCCCTCCTCGACCCTCGTCGACACCTACACCGCCACGAACACCGCCCGGGCGATGCTCCAATACGCCGACTACTACCTGAAGATGTACAACGGCAACGGAGAGAACCGGAAAAACTTCACCTCGACCAAGGCGATCCTGACGATCAACTACACGGCCCCGCCCGACGGCCCGACCCTGGGCTCCTGCGTGAGAAACTCGGACACCCAGGCCACGATCAACTGGACCAACAACCCCTCGACCGAGGCCCCGTATACCTCACTGAACGTCTACCGGCAGACCAACGGCGCCGGCGGCTGGACCAAGGTGGGCGACGGCCTCGGGTCCACGACCACGCAGTATGTGGACAACACGATCACCGCCGGCAACTTCTACCAATACTACGTGGAAGCGGTCAACGGGGCCGGGACCGGGATCTCGAGCACCTCGGCCGCCCTCTACGCCGTCCCGACGGCCCCGAGCGGGCTCACCGCCCACCGCGAGAACACGACTCAGAACCACGTGCAATGGACGAACAACCCGACGACGGGCGCGCCCTACACGAGCCTGACCCTGGAGCACAACCCCGACGGCGCCGGCTGGTCCGTCCTGCACGACGACCTCGGCCCCACCGAGACCGAGCACCTCCAGAGCGCGACCGCGACCGTCGGCTACCTCTACCGGATCAAGGCGGTCGGCCCGGGCGGGACCTCGAGCTATGCCACCACGACGACCGAGACCATCGTCGCGCCGGCCGCGCCCACCATCGGGACGGCCTCGAGGGTGAGCGACACCCAAGGGACCGTGGGCTGGACCAACAACGCGACCACCGACGCGCCCTACACCTCGATCTCGATCCAGCGGTCCACCGACGGCGGCACCTACACCCAGATCGCCTCGGGGTTGGCTGGGACGGCCACCTCCTACACCGACACGACGATCAGCGCCAACCACCGCTACGCCTACAAGGTGCAGGCGGTCAACGCCGCCGGGACCGCCCTCTCGGCCGCCTCGAACACGATCTACACGACGCCGGCCGCTCCGACCAACGTGGTCGCCACCAAGACCGGCACCTCGACCGCCACGATCACCTGGACCGACGCCTCAAACTCGGAGGAATACTTCGAGGTCCAACGCAACGTGGACGGCGGCAGCTACAGCGTGGTGCAGACCCTCGCGGCCGGGACCACCTCCTGGAACGATCCGAGCGTCCCGGGCGGGACCATCACCTACAAGATCCGCGCCTACCGGGGAAGCCTCACCGCGACCTCGGCCGCCTCGAACAGCATCCTCACCACCACGCCGCCGGCGGCTCCGACCATCACCTCCGTGTGGGGCACCTACGAGCACACCGGCGCCTCGCTCCGGATCTCCTGGCAGCACAACAGCCTAGACGGATCGGCTCAGAGCGCCGCGACCGTGACCTACAACCACGGGGACGGCGACGAGACCTACGTGGTGTCGGGGACGACCAACTACTACGACATCCCCATGACCGGGAAGCTGGCGACCCAGGCCGTGACCGCCAAGGTCAAGACCAAAGGCCTGCACGTCGACTACGGTCCCGACTCCGCCGTCCAGAGCACCACCCTGGCCGACGATCCTCAAGTGAGCATCACCACGCCGGCCACCGACGAGACCGTGGTAACAGACCTCCCGCTGGTGGTCGCCTGGAGCTATACCGACGAATACAGCCAGGCCAACTGGACCCTGCAGCTCTACCAGGGCGACACCTTGATCGAGACCTGGACCGGGACCACCGAGACCAGCCAGAGCATCGGGATCGCCTACCTCGAGGACGACCAGGACGACTACTCGCTCGACCTCACCGTCCGAAGCGGTGCGGGCTTCGAGGGCACCGCCGCCCGAGACTTCTCGACCGATCTCCTGGCCCCGACGCCGCCGACCGTGGTCGCTACCTTCGACCAGACCAACCTACGGACCACGATCACCGGGACGGCCGGCGAGACCGGCGCCCTGCCGGCGACCGACCACCTGGCCCTCTATCGGATCGACTCCTACCGGGGCACCACCGAGACCACCCTGATCGCCGACCCTCTCGCGAGCGGCTCCGCGATCACCGACTACGTGCCGCGGCTGGGGCAGACCGTGACCTACCGGGTCCTCGCCGTGGCCGCGAACGGGGCCTACTCGAGCGCCGAGGATACGGTGGACACCGAGAGCTATGGGACCTATGCCCTCAACTTCGGCGAGGGGTACAGCGAGCTCCTACGCCTGCAGTGGGACGCCTCAGCCGGCCGCGACCGCGCAAGCGACTCCGAGGTGTTCACCTTCGCCGGCCGGCCCGATCCGGTGTCCTACGCCGGGGAGCACGTGAGCAAGGCCTTGACCGTGGGGGCGGTGCTCCTCGACGAGACCGACCTCGCCCCGCTCGAGGCCTTGGGCGAATGGACCAGACCCGTGACCTACCGACAGCCCAACGGCTACCGGGTACACGCGAACGTGAGCAGGATCTCCGACCAGGACACGGGCGAGCCAGGGACGACCCCGGTGGCCGTCGACCTGGTGGTCGTGGAGTAGGCCGTGGCGATCGACTGGACCATCCCCCGGCTGGGCGTATACCGGTTCTATCGGGTCGCCTACTCGAGCCGGCAGGAGCTTGAGCTCCTCACCACGATCCAGACCGGCGAGAAGGTCGGTCGGATCACCCGCAACGTGAACGCCGAGCTCAAGGAGTCCGGATCCTTGCCGTGCGTGGACCCTCCCGCGATGGGCGACGACCTGGTGCGGATCTACTACGTGGTCGAGGACGACAACGGGCAAGAGGAGTCGATACCTCTCGCCACCATGCACGCCGTGAAGACCGCCGCCCTCTACACCGCGGCCGCCCAGACCTCCGACCTCGAGCTATTCTCGGCCCTCCTCACCTTGGAGCAGGCCACACCCACCGAGTCGCTCGTGATCGCCGCCGGTTCGGTGGCCGTGACCGAGGCCGCCGCCATATGCACCGACCTGGGCCTTCCGGTGGTCCTCACCCCGGGCACCAAGACGCTGGGGGTGGACGCCGCCTGGAACGCCGGCAAGCCCTACCGGGAGATCGTGAACAACCTGCTCGGGTACGCTTCCTACTGGTCGGCCGGCGTCGACGGCTGGGGGCGCGTGATCCTGGCGCCCTACGAAGACCCGACCTACCGCGCCCCGGTGTGGGACTTCGTATCGGGCCTCAACTGCATCTACCTCCCGGACGTGACCCTCGAGTCTGACGCCTTCGAGGTCCCGAACGTCTGCGTGATCACGAGCTCGAACCCCGAAGCCGCGCTGACCGGCAGCTACACGAACGACGACCCCGCCAGCCCCTACTCGACCGTGACCCGCGGCCGCTCGATCACCCTGGTGAAAACGGTCGACGACGCCGTGGACGAGGCAGACCTCAACGCCCGCGCCAGGATCGCCCTGGTGAACGCTACAGGAGCCGCTGAGACCCTCACGATCGAGCACGCCTACGCCCCGGTCGCCCCGGGCGACGTCGTGACCTTCGCCTACGAGCGCCACGGCCTCACCATGCGCGCCTCGATCCTCTCGCAGGAGCTCAGCCTGGGGCCGGCCTGCAGGACCCGCTCGATCCTCAAAAGGGTGTGGACATGACACTGATCAACGACCTGATCAATAAGAAGATCTTCACGCCGCCGGCCCCGCCGCGCGACTCCTGGGCGCTTGGCACCGCCCAAGGCGCCCCGACCTTGGGCCTGGTGTCGGTGCTCCTCGACGGCGACTCGAGCCCGGTCACGATCGCGACCGGGGTCACGACGGCCGCAAGCGATCGAGTGCTCACCTGCCTCTTGGGCCTCTCGAGGATGGTGGTCGCCAACCTGACCAACCCGGTCGGCGCCGTCGACCTATCGCTGGCCTTCCGCAAGGCCCCGGGCAACACCCTCTCGACCGCGGCCGTCCCCGCGATCACGGCGAGCGGGGAGATCTCGGTCCACAACAACACGACCGGCTCGACCAACTACCCGACCGAGTTCGGGCAGTCCTGGTTGTTCACCGGGACCACCTACGGCCGCGACTTCATCCTGCACCGGACCTCGACCGGCGGCCTCTACGTCGGGACCCTGAGCGCCACCCGGGACAGCATCACCTGGACCAAGTTGTGGCACGCCGGGAACGACGGAGCCGGGAGCGGCCTCGACGCCGACCTGCTCCAGGGCATGGGGATCTCGGCCTCCGGCGACCGCTGGGGCGTGGTGCCCTATGTCAAGACCGACGGCGAGCTCGAGGTCGGGAAATATCTCGACTTCCACGAGACCGACGGGGCGACCGCCGACTACGACGCCCGGATCCAGAGCGTATCGGGCGAGCTCCAGACCGGCGGTGGGCAGAAGATCTGGCACGCCGGCAACGACGGCGCCGACTCAGGCCTGAACGCCGACCTGCTCGACGGGGTACACGCCTCAGCGAAGGCCGACTACACCGCCGAGGGCACCTGGACGCCGACCTACTCCTGCAACGGGTCCATGACCATCAGCGACGTGAACACCGGCTGGGCGAGGCACTACCATATCGGCGAGCTCGTGTTCATCTGGCTGCGGTTCGACTGCACCCTGGGCGGGACGGCCTCGAACGGCGTCCGCTTTTCCCTGCCGCACGCCTTCACCGCCGGCGACTACCCGGTTATGACCGGCGACTACTACGTGACGAACCACTACACCCTGAACGTGGTGGGCATCAGCGGAAGCAGCAACGCGATGCAGATCCTGCGCGCCGACTCGACCACCACCTTTGTGACCGGCACCGGCCGCAACTTCGAGGTCCAGGGGTTCTACAAGCCGGCATGAAAGGCCCAGCATGACACCCGGCGAGATCAGCGGTTGGATCGGACTCGCCTCAGCGATCATCGGGATCCTCTACCTCGTGTTCGGTCCGATCGCCGACCTACGGGAAAGGGTGAGAGCCGTGGAGACCCGCTGCGAGACCCAACACACGACCGACCGGGACGACGACAACCGGCTCCGCGACCTGGCCGTGGATATGGCCGTGGTCAAAGAAGATGTGGGCTGGCTCACGAAGTCGATGGAGCAGCGCTGGGCCGATAAACTACATTCGCCCACCCACCACCGACGAGACAACCTCGTGCAGAAGATGGTCGACCAGGAGATCACGGCCGGCGAGCTCGAGGAGCTCCTGGTCCTGCTCGAGGATGCGGTCGCGACCGAGCGCTCCGCGGACAAGCGCTGGATCGCCGGCACCCTGCACAAGAGGGCGACCGTCCTACTGGACCGGCTCGAACGTACGGGCGAGCTCAACCCGCACCCGATCACCATAGAAGGAGCAGACGAGTGGCGACCACCATCCTCGACGCGCTGATAGCGATCCTCTGCCTGATCTGCGCCGGCTTCCTGCTGGGCGCCTACCGGATCACCCGGGCACCCGGTCTGGGGTTCCTCGCCGCCGGCTTCGGCTGGAGCATCATCCTCCGGATCGTGATCCTCTACGAGGTCGCTCCTCTGATAGGCTACCGGTCGTGGCTCGTGTTCCCCTCGTTCATCCTCTACGCGATCGGATGCTGGCGCCTCTGGCTCGCGCTGAAGTCCTACTACCCGCCCACAGCGGCCGAGACACGGCGCCGCCAAGACCACGACAAAAAGGAGAGCCGAGATGCTTGACAAGGGCGCACTGATCCAGAGGGCGATCAACTGGCAGCAGGCCCACCCGCCCGTGACCGGCTACACCGAGAACGCCTTCCGCGCGGTTTGCGGGGCGATCCTCCCGCTCGGCGCGAACCTGATGATCCAGACCGGGATGCAATACACCGGCAAGGAGGAGACCGTCGACGAGGTGCATTGGGACACGGCCGAGAAGCGCCTGCCCTATTCGAACACCTACCGGTTTAGCCTCGACCGGTCGGTGGACTGCAGCTCGTTCTGGTACGTCCTCTATCAGATCTTTTTCGGGATCAACGTGGGCACCTGGACCGAGGCCATGTACACGATCCTCAGCCCCAAGAAGATCGCCTGGACGGACCGCCGGCCGTGCGATCTGGTGCTCTACAACTTCAAAGCCGACGAGGGCCGCAAGGCCTCGCACGTGGCCGGCGTCGTGGGGAACGGCCTGATCCTGCACACGACCTCGCCGACCAACCCGCTGCGGGTGGAGTCCGACAGCTACGCGGCCTCGAGCCGGGTCGGCGTCTACCGGCCACTGACCGACGCCCAATACCAGACCCTGATCGTGGCCGACGCCCCGGCGAACACGAAGCCGACCCTCAGCCTGGGGGCGAGCGGCCCAGAGGTCAAGGAGGCCCAGCTCCGGCTGAACGCCCACCTGGGGCCGATGCTCAAAGGGACCGGCTACTTTGGCGACGTCACCCTGGCCTCGGTGCGGTGGTTCCAGACCCTGAAGCGAGTCAAGGTCGACGGGATCATCGGGGCGATCTCGACCTGGCCGGCGCTCCTCGCCGAGCCCGTGTTCCCGGTCCTCAAGCAAGGCATGACCGACCTCTATGTGGGGCTGATGAAACACTGGCTGAACAGACACGGCGCCACCCTGAACGAGGACAACCTCAACTTCGGCGCCGCCACCGACGCAGCCGTGCGAGCCTTCCAGAAGGCCGAAGGCCTCGAGGTCGACGGGATCTGCGGGAAGAACACCTGGGCCGCCCTGATGAAGGTGTAGCACCGTGACCGTCTCGACCTTCTGGCCGACCGCGAACACCGCCTACGGGACGGCGCTCGACAACCCGACCTACGCCTACACGGACGACGCCAACTGGGCCTCAAAGACCCTCGCCTCGAAGAACGCCGACTACGGGGCCTACTTCGAGACCCTGAAGGATAACGGCGGGGCCGGGAGCGATATCGCGACGGTGATCCCCTCGGGCGCCACGATAAACAGCGTCACGATCACCGGCTACGTCAAGACCAACGACTCCGACGCCGACATTGTGATCGGACTGGCCGCCTACGACAGCACCACCCTGATCGGGAGCGAAAGCACGATCACCGGCGCCACCGCGGGGGCGACCGGCTACAGCTTCAACATCACACCGGCCCCCACGATCGCGCAGCTCCGCTCCTCCACGTTCCGCGCCCGCTTCCGGACCAGACGCTCTGACAACACCGCGACGCACATCACAAGCCTGCAGTACGTGAAGGTCGTGGTCGACTGGACGGAGCCGACGCAGAACGAGACCGGCGGCTCGATCGCCACGGTGGACGCTGCGACCTCCGGCTCCGGGAGCGCGGTGGAGACCGGCTCCGGCGGGAGCTCCGCGACGATCGCCGCGGCCGCGGCCGGCGCGGGTACCGGGAGCGAAGCGGGAGCCGGCGGGGGGTCGGCGACAGTAACGACCACGCCGGCCGGGGCAGGGACAGCCCTCGAGGTGGTCGCCGGTGGTGCGTCCGCAGCCGTGGGGGTCACGGCCGGGGCCGCCGGTAGTGGACAGGAAGCCGCCTCGGGTGGAGCGACCGCGACCGTCGCCACCTCCGCCACGGGGGCCGGCCTCGGGACCGAGACCGCAGCCGGGGGATCGGGCGCGACCGTCACCGCCACCAGCTCCGGCACCGGGGCGGGGGCTGAAGCCGGGACCGGCGGCAGCCAGGCCTCGATCGCCGTCGCTCCTGCCGGCCAGGGGGTAGCGGCCGAGACCCTCTCAGGAGGGAGCACCGCCGCCGTGACGACCACGGCCACCGGCGCCGGCCAGAAGCAAGAGGAACAGGGCGACGACAAGAGCGGGGGCTCGATCGCCTACATCGCCGCCGCCGCGGCCGGCCAGGGAACGGGGGCCGAGACCGGGACCGGCGGCAGCCTCGCAAGCGTGACCGCGACCGCGGCCGGCTCCGGCGTCCAGGGTGGCGAGACGGCAAGCGGTGGGAGCCTGGCCGGCGTCTCGAGCACCGCTCAGGGAGCAGGCGCCGGGGCCGAGCTCGTGACCGGCGGCGCCCTCGCCCTGGTCGTGGTCCAGGGTGCCGGCCAGGGACAAGGCCTCGAGGCTGGAGCCGGCGGCTCGATCATTGGTATCTTTGTGACGGCAACCGGGCAGGGGGCCGTAGTCGGCCGGCCTATCATCGACACCGACTACCTGCTCGGGGAGTTTGAACCGGCCGAGGCCCTCGGGGGCAGCCTCGGCGACACGACCTATCTGGAGGCTGAGATATGACCGCAGTCGCTCAAGACTTCGTGATGTGGGCCGGGACGACCAAGCGCCTCGTGTTCGAGGTCGAGGGCGCGACCGAGGTCGCCGATATCCTGGACGCGACCTGGACGATGGGCGGGATCTCGAAGAGCCTGCCTGACGAGATCACCCTGGCCGAGGACTCCGGCGCCGTGACGGCCGAGGTGCTCCTCGAGCCGGCCGACACCGAGGACCTGAACGCCTACTACCGCCTCTCGATCCGGCACCAGCTCGTGATCGAGGACACCCTGGGCAACCGTAGCACCGCGGCCGAGGGGACCGCGACGATCCACAAGACCTACGAACCAGCCGAGCTCGGATCCTAAAGGAGGACCAGACCATGCCAATGAACAACGCCTATCTCGAAGCCCTCGCCACCGCGGGCAAGGCCCTGATCACCCATATCGCCCTGCAGAACAGCGGCGGGACTCAGGTCGGCGACGCCCGCAAAGCCGTGACCTGGGGCGCGAACGACGGGGATGGAGACTTCCTCATGAGCGGCGATCTCGTTTTCAACATGACCGCCGGCCAGCAGGTATCGAAGTGGAGCGGCTGGAGCGCCGTCTCCGGCGGCACCGAGTACGGGGGCGGCGCCCTGCCCGAGGTCACGTTCGGCAACAACGGGACCTACACTCTGCAGGCCGCCTCGACCGGGATCTCGCTCACGGCTTCGTAGGAAGCCCGATACGGAAACAGCGTCTACTTACCCTCACCAGACCACCGGAGGCCGTCCTGGGGCCTCTGGTGCGTCCTGAGGGCCACTAACGAAGGAGGAACGGAATGGAGACAGGCATCTTCGAGGGCCTCGGCAACTGGTCCTACCTCGCCGCCCTACTGATCCCGATCGTGATCGGCCTCTTGACCAAGGCCTCGTGGCCGGGCTGGGCGAAGTTCCTCGCCGCCCTGGCGCTCTCGATCCTCGTGGGCGCGGTCACTATCTGGCAGACCACGGGCACCTGGGAGTGGAGCCCGGTGTTCATCCTCTCGATCTTGGGCGCGGCTGAGGCCTTCTACAACGTGATCGTGAAGCCGACCGGCCTCGGCGACTGGCTGGCCGGGAAGCTGGTCAAGGACCCGCCGCCGCCCGCCTGATCCTCGGCGCCTCTCGGCGCACTCCTCGCCTGAGGCCCTCCTCCCGGCTTAGCCCCCGGGAGGGGGGCTTTTTTTCGTGCGCCGGCCGGCCTACCGGGGCCCAGAAAAAAAGTTCAACTTTTTTTTCAAAACGGTCGAAAAGGGGGTGTACATCTTCTCAAGACCTGTTATACTTATCTCATAAGGCAACGCGCACCAAGGAGACCGACAATGACACTGACCGCCGACACGATGATCCAGACCGAAGCGACCTTCGTCTGCACTCGCTGCGGCGCCGCCAAACCGGCCAGCGCGTACTACTCCTACAATGGCCGCCGGATGAACCACTGCAAAGCCTGCGAGATCGCCCGCTCGGCCGCCAGCCACCGCGACGCCGGCGTCCAGATCCACGCGACCCGCACCTTCGGCGTTGAGGTCGAGTGCTACTCCCCGGTGGACACCTACACCGTCGCCGACAAGCTGAACGCCGCCGGGATCAACACTCACGTCGAGGGCTACAACCACACGACCCGCGCCCACTGGAAGATCGTCTCCGACGGCAGCCTGAACGAACGCCCCGCCGGTTGCGCGTATCCGATGGAGCTCGTCTCCCCGCCGCTCGCTGGTAAAGCCGGCCTCAAAGCCGTGAAGACCGCCCTCAAAGTCCTCGAGACCCTCGGCTGCAAAGTCAACAAGACCTGCGGGATCCACGTCCACCATGACGCCCGCGACCTGGACCTCGCTTCCTGGAAGCGCCTGCTCACCACGTACGCGACCTTCGAAGCTCAGATCGACACCTACCAGCCCGCCAGCCGCCGCGCGAACAACGCCTACTACTGCCGCTCGCTCACCAGCCGCTTCTACGGCAGCCCGACCGAGACCGTCGACCGGATCAACGGCGCCCGCCGCCGCGAGACCCTCCAGACCCTCTGGGGCACCCGCTACGTGAAAGTGAACACCCAGAGCTACGTGAAGCACGGGACCCTCGAGTTCCGGCAGCACGCCGGCTCGGTGAACGGCGAGAAGGTCAACAACTGGATCATCCTGACCCAACTGATGGTGCTCGCCGCCAAGAGCAACAAGCCCCGCACCAACGACCTGCTGACCAGCATCGGCGCGAAAGCCAAAGTCGCCCGGTACTTCGAAGCCCGCGCCACCACCCTCGCCGCTTAGCAGCGGCGAGACCACCCACGAGAGCAAGGAGCAGACCATGACTGTGAAGATCACCTGGACGCCGGCCCACGGCGGCGGCACCCTCAAAGCCGACAGCGCTCGCGAGATCGTCCGCGAGATGTGGAGGGCCGCCTTCCTCCACGAGCCCACGCCCCGCGCCTACATGAAAGCCGTCGCCAAGAGGGCCGAGATCATGACCGGCTACCACGTCCGCACCACGAGCTCGGACACCTTCCTCCGCGACCTCGAGACCGCCCAGATCATCACTATCGACGAGGAGAGCTAAGACCATGACCGCCAAGATCGGAACACGCTACAACTACCGCCTCGAGCCCGTGATCCCCGCCGACCATGCCCGGATCTACGCCGCCTATGGGTCGAACCACAACATGGACCAGATGCTCCGGCGGTGCCCGGGCGCCCGGCCGGCCGGCCGAGCTCAGCTCGTCGACTACCGCCTCGTGTTCGCCGGCCCGCTCACCGTGGAGCCCCATAAGGGCTCGATCGTGCCGCTATCGCTCTGGACCGTGACCCTCCCGGATATCGCCAGCCTGGACCGCTACGAGGGCCACCCGCACGCCTACCGGAAGGTGTTCACCGCCTGCGACCTCGGGCCGACCTTCTACTACCTGATGAACCACCCGGTCGAGAGCCCGCCTTGGGAGTCCTACTACCACGGCGTGCGCGCCGGCTTCGAGGACTGGGGTTTCGACCTCGCCCACCTGGACGACGCCCTCGAGCGCTCGCTCGCCGCGGCCGAGAGAGACCTTGACATGGATGAGGAGTATGAGACGATATTGGCAGACCTGGAAGACACGGCCGAGGAGATGATGAGCGCATGAGCACCACGACCACCGAGCCCGGCATCACCGCAGCCGAGGCCGCCCGCCGCCTGGACGTCGAGGAGTTCACCGTGGCCCGGTGGCTGCGGTCTGGGATCCTCCACGGCCGGCGCACCCCGGGGGGCCATTGGCGCCTGGACCCCGAGGACGTCGACGCCCTCCGCCTCGAGCGATCCTCGCTCGCCGGGCTCCTCACCAGCCCCGAGGCCGCCGACCGGATCGGGGTCGCTCATTCGACGATGGACCGCTACCTGCAGCAGGGCAAGATCCCCGCGGTCAAGACGCCCGGGGGCCATTGGCGGGTAGATCCCGTCGACCTCGACGCCCTGATCTGATCGCCCGGCCGGCCACCTCGAGCCGGCCGGCCACCTCAAAAAAGTTTTTCGAAAAGGACCCCCGGGGGGGTGTACAACCTTAGATAGTGCTGCTATACTTCTCTCATAAGGCAACCGCACCTCACCAAGGAGAGGCACCATGCAAGAGTACGAAGTCAAGATCGAAGCGAAGGGCCTCAAGGCCGCCAAGCTGACCGTGTTCGCGAACGATGAGACCTCCGCCGCCTCACAAGCGAAGTTCGACTACCCGCCCCGCTTCTGGGGCCGCGAAGTGACCGCCACCGTGCGCCCCGTCTCGAAAGAAGAGGCCGAGGCCGCGTGGCAAAACTACCTCGCCAAGGAAGCCGCCAAGCTCGCGAAGTTCGAGGCCACCCAGAAGGCCGCCGGTTACATCTACAAGCTGGACGCCTGGATCCACCCGACCAGGGGCGGCGACGACTACCAGACCAGCCTCTACTCGCCCAAGCCCTGGACGCCCGAGATGATCGCGAAAGCCCTCCGCTCGAGCTCAGTCAAGAACGACTACACCCTCTCGACCCTCTAGCAGCCAACCACCTCG